CAAATGCAGAAGAGAAAACATTTAAGAAGCGTTACTCTGACCTGCGCCGACACCAGCAGAAACAAGCAGAAGAATTTAAAACTGAACTAGCTGTGCTTAAAAGTCAACTGGAAAGTGCTACTAAGAAAGAAATGAAACTACCTAAGTCCGATGAGGATATTGAACAGTGGGCAGCAGACTACCCTGATGTAGCAGCTATCGTTGAAACAATCGCTATGAAGAAGGCACGTGAGCAATCATCTGCTCTTGAAGAACGTCTTAAAGCTATTGATGAGATGCAAAACTCAGCTACAAAAGAAAAAGCAGAAGCAACGCTAATGCAAATGCACCCAGACTTTGATGAAATTCGTGACAGTGATGACTTCCACGAATGGGCAGAAGAACAACCTAAGTGGGTACAAGACGCGCTTTATGAGAATGACAATGACGCACGTTCAGCCGCTAGAGCCATTGACTTGTATAAAGCTGACAAAAGTATTAGTAAAAGCAAGTCTAAGTCAGATAAAGCTGCAGCTAAGTCTGTATCTACAAAGAACTCAAGAAGTAGGCCTCAAGAAGAAGAGTCTTCTACTTACTTAAAAGAGTCTCAAGTACAAAAGATGTCACCTCAACAGTATGAGAAGATGTCTGACGAAATTATGGAAGCTATCCGTTCAGGTAAGTTTATCTATGATGTATCTGGCTCTGCTAGATAAAAAAATAAAAAAGTGTTGACAAGTAGTTATTTTTACGTATAACTATAGTCAGATAAGTGTAACTGAGTTCGCTACTTGGTTACACCTACAATCCGCAAACGACAAAAATCTTAAAGATTACCTGATTAACATGGCCTACTGACTACAAGGGCGGCCACCTTTGTATAAAGTACACCCTACGTTAGACAGCCTCTGCATAGAATTGTATTGTTTGCATCTGTAAAGCTAATTTAACAGGAGATGGAAATGGCTTTTACTTCCGCTGCTGGATACGGTAACCTACCTAATGGTAACTTTAGTCCAGTCATTTACTCCAAACAGGTGCAACTTGCTTTCCGCAAGGCCGCTGTTTGTGAGGCAATCACTAACTCTGACTATTTCGGTGAAATCGCCGCAATGGGTGATTCTGTAAAGATCATCAAAGAGCCAGAGATCACAGTCAAGGCATACGCACGTGGTACAACAATCACACCGCAAGACCTTGATGACGAAGACTTCAGCCTGACAATTGACAAAGCTAACTACTTTGCATTTAAGGTTGATGACATTGAAGAGGCACATTCACACGTAAACTTCCAGTCTTTGGCAAGTGACCGTGCGGCTTACCGCCTCGCTGACCAGTTTGACCAAGACGTTCTTGGTTACTTGTCAGGTTACAAGCAGTCAGCCATTCATGGTGCAGCCAATACAGTCAATGATGTAGTCAACGGTACTAACGCTGTTGGTTCTACTACTGACGAATTGCTTGCAAGCATGAAGTTGGACGCATCTGACTTTAACGGTGGTTCGGCTGGCGATGCAATCGCAATCCTGCCACGTACAGGTTCAGGTGCTGCACCTACCAATGCTGGTGACGCAAACCCACTACAGGTTATCGCCCGTATGTCTCGTCTGCTAGACCAGCAGAATGTTGACACACAAGGTCGTTGGCTTGTTGTTGACCCAGTGTTCATTGAAGTACTGAAAGACGAAGATTCTCGTCTGTTCAATGCTGACTTTGGCGGTTCTGGCCTAAACAATGGCGTTGTTTCTAACAACATTCATGGCTTCACCGTGTACACTTCAAACAACCTACCACAAGTTGGTACTGGTTCATCTTTCACAGGTGCAAACAGTTCTACTAACTTTGGTGTGATTGTTGCTGGTCATTCATCTGCTGTTGCAACTGCAGAGCAGATTAACAAGACTGAAACATATCGTGACCCTGACAGCTTCGCTGACATTGTTCGTGGTATGCATTTGTATGGCCGCAAGATTCTTCGTCCTGAAGCTCTTGTTAACGCCGCTTACCATTTAGCATAAGGGAGATTTGAAAAATGGCTACAATTACTGCTACTCTTGCTCCTGCTATGGGTAATTCCCAGCGTGGACGCAATCCATACATGGTTGAACAGGTTATTGACCTGACTGCTAACAGCATTAATCCAAACGGTGACGTAGTACAGTGTATCACTGTCCCTGCAAACACCAAGATTATTGCTGCTGGTTTTCAGGTAACTTCCAGTGCAACTCAGAATACTGGTACTGACGCAACCGCTACTTTAGGCACGGGTGCAGATGCCGATGAATACGTAACAGCGTTTGACATTGACGGTGCTGCTGATGGTGCTTATGCACCTAGCGTAACTGTCTCTGCTGATCTTGTTATTGGTTCTGCGGATACTCTGGACCTTACCCTTGCGGGTAGTGGCGCATCCTTTACTGCTGGTGAAATTCGTGTTTTCGCCGTAATGATGGATGTAAGTTCACTTGGTGAAATGGAAGCTGCTGAAGTTGACCGTGACGCACTTGCGTAAATAAAACACTAGAGGGCTGCTTTCGGGTGGCCCTTTAGTTACTTATTAGGGGATTTATAAATGCGTAAAAGTAAAAAATATGCTTTAGGTGGTATGGGAACTCCAGAACAGGAAGACAGTAAGTATCGTCCTTCTGCTGCTCGTGCGCCACAGGGCATGATGTCCTCTAGGGGTACACCCGCAGCTATGGGTTTATCTAAAGGTGGACTATTAAAAAAGAATTATGTTAATCCTGTAACAATCGTAAATAACTTAGAGCGTAAAGAAAATAAGTAAATGGCAGGCATTAACTTTAGAACTGATAGCAGCTTTGTTGAAGTAACGGGCAACTCAGCTAGTACAACTGGCAGCCCAAACAACGCTACACTACTGTTTACTTGCCCAGCAAGCCACGAAGCTGAAATTGTTTTTCTTATGGTTGCTAATGAAGATAGCTCTACTTCAAATATAGGCATTCAAGTATATCACGCTGATAATAATACTTATCATTTTATGGTAGGTGAAGAAGCTATAGCTGGTAATAACCACACACAGTTTATTGGCGGCGGTCCTTTGTTTTTACATGCAGGAGATAAAGTATTAGTGTTTAGGCATACGGCTGGTCATAATTTTGATGCTACACTTTCTGCTAGACTATATTTTACACCTGCTAAAAGGCTATAACAATGAGTACATTTATTAATCTAACTAATGAACTATTGCGTAGATTAAACGAAGTTCAAATAGATGAATCTAGTTTTGCTAGTGCTAAAAATGTACAAGCACTAGCTAAGGATGCAATTAATTCTGCTGTCAGGCAAATGCTTCAAGACGCACAAGAGTGGCCTTTTACTCTAGTAACTTACGAGCAAACATTAGTTGCTGGTACTGGTACGTATTCTTTTCCTGCAGATTATTCAAAAGCAGACTGGGATACTTTTTATATTAAACAACTTTCGTCAAAAAATAATACACCTAAAAAATTAAAATTAATTACTTACGATCAGTATTTATCTAAGTATAGAAGCACTGAAGAGTTGGCTGGAGAAAACGGAAGAACTGATCCTGATTACGTTTATATGACGCAGGATACAAAGTTTGGTATTACTCCTATACCTGATGCAGCTTATGTAATTGAGTACAGATACTGGAAATATCCTGCTGATCTTGTATTATACAATGATACAGTAATTGTACCTGACAGATTTAGGCACGTAATTATTGATGGTGCTATGATGTATATGATGCTATTTAGGTCAAATGAACAAAGCGCAAATATGCACAGTACAAAGTTTGAAGATGGTATAAAAATGATGCGTAGATTAATTATAGATCAACACACTAATGTTATTTCTACAGTAATACAGAGGTCTAGCAACAGCGTAAGTGTTGATAGAATCTAGGTATGGCAGATAATCTACAAACCTTTGTCTCTGTTTGTTCAGGGGGGCTTGTCACTAATGTTGACCCGCTTACTCAAAGTAATACTTTATCTGGAAGTGCCATACGTCTGATTAATATGGAACCTTCACTTGAGGGTGGTTATAGACGTATAAGCGGGTATGCAAATTCTTATGGTACACTACCGGGTACAGGTAAAGTTTTAGGACTGGCAGTAAATGGTGAAATAAATCAAGGCATACTTGGTTGTAGGACACCTTCTTCTGGAAACAATTACCTACATTGGTATAATCACTATTACGATGTAGCACTAGGGACAGGCGAAGGCGCAGGTTTTACTGTAGGTGAAACACTTACAGGTGTAGTTAGTTCAGGTGATAGCACGGCTGTAGCAGCGACAGGCACAGTAATATCTAAAACATCCGATGCTCTTGTAGTAGATTTTGGTAAGCTACCTGACAATATTTTTGCTACAGGTAACGTAATTACAGGTGGTACATCCAGTGCAACAGGTACAGTAGCGAGTACCCCTACTGTTAAAGGTTGGCAGGCTATAACTACTTCAGGTAGCCCCACCATGACAGGGGTTGACATTGTACGATTTGAAAGGTATAATTGGTCTGAAGAAATATTGTTGTTAACAGATGGTGTTAATCCAGCAGCTAAGTATAATGGGACTACGTACACACAGATTACACATACTAATGCACCTAACAATCCTAAATTTTCTAGTGCATTTGCAAATCACCTTTGGTTAGCTGGAGACCCTGACGAACCTTTTAACATTTATTTTTCTTCTCCTAACGCAGATACAGACTTTGACCCTGCTAATGGGGCAGGTGTTATTAACATAGGCTTTACAATAACGCAGTTAAAGTCTTTCCGTAACCAACTATATGTATTTGGTCAAAATCAAATTAAACGTATTGTTGGGGATAACTACTCTAACTTTAGTGTAGAAAATGTTACTAATGACTTGGGTTGCGTTGCACCAGATACGGTAGTTGAATTTGGCGGTGACATTATCTTTCTTGGGCCAGATGGTGTTAGACCAATTTCAGGAACTTCTAGGATTGGTGACGTTGAACTTGAAACTGTTTCCCGTGAAATACAAAAAACATTTGAAAATTATACAGCAAATGAGGACGTAACTAAACTAAAAGCCTTAGTACTCCGTAGAAAATCGCAGTTTAGATTATTCTTTGAAGCCAACACTTCTTTATCCTTGTTAGCAGCTATACGTAAAAGTTCTTCAGCCCAGTCCACATTTGAATATAGTCAGCTTGTAGGGATTGAAGCAACAGCAGTAGCTAGTGGATATGTAGGGCAGTTTGAGTTTGTACTACACGGAGACACCACTGGTAAGGTATTCAAACAGGAAGAAGGTAATTCGTTTGATGGGGGAGATATACTAAGTGTTTATCAAACTCCTTTTTATTTTATGCAAGACCCTGAGTTACGCAAGGTATTCTATAGAGTTAAAACCTTTCTTAAATCAGAAGGTGAGTCAACAATATCAGTCGGCATAGAATACAATTTCGGTGATGCAGAAATTGCTGCACCTTTTAACTTTGATTTAACTACAGCAGGTGCCGCTTCTTTCTTTGATGCAAGTTCAACTATATATGATGACACAGACATCTATGACGGAAACCCTACACCAATTCGTAGTACTAACATAAGCGGTTCCGGTGATTCTATTTCAGTAGCTTATGTTACCAACAGTACAAGCCCCAGCCATACCATACAGGCTGTATCAATATTGTATGGAACAGGGGATAGGAGATAACAAGTGATATATTAAGCGTTTATCAAACTCCTTTTTATTTTATGGAAGACCCAGAGTTACGCAAGGTATTTTATAGAGTCAAAACTTTTCTTAAATCAGAGGGTGAGTCAACAATATCAGTCGGCATAGAATATAATTTTGGTGATGCAGAAATTGCTACACCTTTAAACTTTGAATTAACTACAGCAGGTGCAGCATCTTTCTTTGATGCAACTTCAACTATTTATGATGATACAGACATCTATGACGGAAACCCTACACCAATTCGTAGTACTAACATAA